TAAGTTTGGTTCTTCTATTTCAATTATTTGTGATACTCATATGACAAAAAGAGAGTCTACTGGTATTGATTTTGAAGGAACTGCTTATTTATAATTAATAAACTAAAATATGCCTGATATTAATATTAATCCACCTTCCCAAGAGGAGTTATCGAAAAAAACTATTAAACCTTATGGTGTAGAAAACTATAGCGGTTCAGTAGCTCCTACTAATAACTTGAAAAAGAGAGAACTTCAACGTTCTGTAAAGAATGATGACGTTAAAAAATTCTCTGTTGGGTTAAGAGACATAGATGAAGCTATATTTTACTATTTTAAAGAAGTAATAAAACCTTCTGTTATTCAAAATAGTAAGAAAAAAAGTGTACCTGTATTATATGGTTCTCCTGAAAGGTGGGCTGCAGTACAAAAGAATGGTTTCATAAGAGATAGGCATGGAAAAATACAACTACCTCTAATTATTGTTAAAAGAGATAGTATAGAAAAAAATAGAAACTTAGGAAATAAGATGGATGCTAATAATCCTAATAATTTCGGAGTTTTTGAAAAGAAATATTCAAGTAAAAATAGATATGATAGATTCTCTTTACTAAATAATAGAAATATAGTAAGAGAATATCAAGGAGTTGTAGTACCTGACTATGTTAATTTAGTATACTCTTGTGTTATATTTACTGAATATATCGAGCAAATGAATAAAATAGTAGAATCTATTAATTATGCTTCAGATGCTTACTGGGGAGATCCAGAAAAGTTTAAATTTAGAGCAATGATAGATAACTATACTACTAGTACTGAAATATCTCAAGGTAGCGATAGAACAGTAAAGACTGATTTTCAAATTAACTTATTAGGACACATAGTACCTGATAATTTTAATACTTTACCTCAAGGTGTTAGTAAATACTTTAGTAAAGCATCAGTTAGTTTTGGAGTTGAAACAGTTAAAGATATAAATAATATTTAATATGCCTAGATATTCAACATCAAGAGCAAGTTCTAGAGGCATTAGATTTTTTGATCTAGCTGTCGATGGAGGAAAATTTGTACAACAAACAATTGAAGAAGCAATGAATAGTGAACAAAAAGCTTATAGTGTTTTAAATAACGCAGTAACAAGCACAGTTAAGACAGTTAACGTAGTAACAGGCTCAGCTTCTGTTTCTGCTTCACTTACCTGGGTCTCAACTTCTCTAGCTACTATACCTGATGGATTTCCTACTCAAAGTAAGAATGATTTCACGATATTTATAAATGGAGTAGCTGTTGAAAACGACGCAGTACATAGTGTAACAGGAAGCGGAGTAAATGTAGTAGTTACTTTTAGTAGTAGTCTAAATTATAGTATAGATTCTACAGATGAATATATGTTAACTGGTAAAGTAAATGCATAATGGCGTTAATTAAATGGAAACAGCTTAGTAAGGACTTATCAACTCATGCGAACTTAACCGGTTCGCTTAAAGTTAGTGGTTCTATATTAGTAAATGGCTCGGCTGTAAGCACAGCTCAAGCAGCAACTGGTTCTTTAATTAGCACAGCTAGTGCTACTAATAATACTATTACTTTTACTAAAGGAGATAATACTACTTTTAATGTCACACTACCAAACGGAAATATAACAGCTTCTGGAGATATAAGTGCAAGTGGTGATCTTATAGTAAATGGTATAACAGCAAGTGGAGACATAATAGTTCCTCAATACATCAAACATAAAGGTGATGAAAATACATTCATAAACTTTACTGATAATAGGATTCGATTTCAAGCCGGTGGTAAAGTTTTCTTAGGATTAAATGAAGAAGATGGTGCTCCTTATACTGTTATGGTTAATAACAGTGGAAATAATATTGACTTTGTTGTTAAAGATAATGACAACGAGATTCTTTTTAAAACCGACGCTTCTGCTGATAATGTTTTATTCCCGGCCGCAGTAAAAATAAGTGGTTCAGCCGCATCAACGGCATCATTTGGAACTTACATAGGTGATGGTTCTCAACTTACAGGAATTACTTCAGTTCCATCTGGAACTATTAGTAGTTCACAACAAATTACAGACTTAGGTTTTTCAACAACAGATAGTACAGGTTCAGAGCAAACACTATCTTTTAATGATGGAACAAATGCATTAAGTATCTCAGGTGGAAACTCAGTAGACTTATCATCACTCGCAGGTGGTGGTGGTGGTGGTGCAGGATTAAACATAACCGCATCAGACGAAGGTAGTGCATTAAGTAAAGTAGTTCGTAGTTTTGATTTTGTAGGTAACGCGGTTACGGCAACCAATGCTGGCAACGCAATTACAGTTACAATCAATACAAGTTCGGTATCATTACCAAGTGGATTGATATCATCTTCCGTACAATTACCAAG